TAATCTAATTCTTGCTGGTGGTCCGGGTGTAGGTAAGACTACTGTAGCAAAGGCAATGCTTGAAGAGATTGGGTGTACATACATTGTAATTAATGGATCTATGAATGGAAATATTGACACTCTTCGAAATCAGATTCAGAACTTTGCTTCGTCAGTTTCGTTTACTGGCGGAAGAAAGTATGTCATTCTTGATGAAGCAGATTACCTTAATCCGAATTCTACTCAGCCAGCATTGCGAAACTTTATGGAAGAGTTTTCTGCTAATTGCGGTTTTATCCTCACTTGTAATTTTCTCAACAGAATTATTGCACCACTACACAGTCGGTGCTCAGTTGTCCAATTCAAGATTGTAAATGGCAATCGTGCTAAACTCGCAACAAAGTTTCTAAAGCGAGTTCTTGGTATTCTACAGCAAGAAAAAGTAGAATATGAAGAACGGGTTGTTGCAGAGTTAATTACAAAATACTTTCCAGATTGGCGTAGGGTTTTAAATGAACTGCAGCGTTATGCTGCAACTGGTAAAATTGATACTGGCATTCTTTCAAACATGTCGGCAGACAACTTTAAGAAACTTGTAGAAACTCTTAAAGAAAAAGACTTCACTGCCATGCGTAAATGGGTTGCAGAGAATCTAGACAATGATCCGACATCATTGTTTCGAAAGATTTTCGATGCAACCAATGAGCATATGCAGCCGAGATCCATTCCTCGAATGGTTGTTCTGCTAGCAGAGTATCAATATAAATCCGCATTTGTTGCTGATCAAGAAGTCAATTTCGTAGCATTCCTTGCAGAAGCTATGGCTGACTGTGAATTTAAGTGAAGGTAGTATATCATGCAACACATGACAACAGAGCAGAAGATTGAAGCATTAGGATTGATTGGCGAAAAATATGTTGCTAACTATCTTGCAGAAAATAATCGTGTAGTGAAACATTCATTGGATAAGTTTGATTCCAGAAAAGATTTACTTGTTGATGGTAAAATAACTGTTGAAGTAAAGACTGGAGTTCCATTTATCTCAGAGCGAGCATTCTCGGTTCATAGGGCTCAATTGGATAAATGTAGGTATGTTGATGAATTGTATTTCGTTACTATTCCAGCATTCAAGTTTAAATCTGATTTGACTGGTTGGCTTTATAGCGTAGAGCCAAAAACATTTAAATGCAAAACAAAGAAAGTTCCTCGAGGTGACGGAACATTTCGCGAAATGCTTTTAATTCCAATTGAACAAGATGCAGTCACTAGAATACATAAGATTGATGACTATGCAATAAACGAGATGATGAAGTATAATACTTCTAAATATTAATATGACTCCATTCGATTACATAAACGCAATCAATCAATCAAAAGAAAACTTGATTGTTGACGATCTTTCAGAAAAAGAATACGTTCCTTTCATTGTAAACAAAGGCTTATCATACTTTAGTGATACCGTCTTCTATGCAAATGAAATGAATAGTAAACATCTTCTTGATAATAAACCACAATTTCTCTATTTACTAAATATTGTCAGACCACGAAAGCGTTATAGCAAGTGGTTTAAAAATGAAGTAATTGAAGACATTCGCGTAATTAGCGAATACTTCGGATACAGCTATTCTAAAGCGAAACAAATTCAGAATATCATTACTCCGGATCAATTAAAAATCATGAAGACTAAATTAGAAAAAGGTGGTGTGAAAACAACCAAGGAGAAAAAGAATGGTGGTGAACATTGATGATTTATTGGAAGTTAGATTAAAGCAAGAAGACGATTTCCTAAAGGTTAAAGAGACATTGACTAGAATCGGCGTGGCTTCTAGGAAAGATAAAACTCTATATCAGTCTTGCCATATTCTACACAAAAAAGGCAAGTATTATATCGTCCACTTTAAAGAATTATTCGCACTAGACGGGAAGCCAACAGACTTTGAAGAGAATGATTTGGGCAGAAGAAATGCAATTGCTAAACTTCTAGTTGAATGGGGATTGGTTGAGATTGTAAACAAAGCAGCTCAAGAACAACAACCAATTGCACCATTATCGCAAATCAAAATAATTTCTTACAAAGAAAAGTCTGAGTGGACTCTCACAGCTAAATATAACATTGGAAAAAAGAGGGAAGCAAACTAAAATGGAAGAGTTAATTCAAGCAACTAAAATTTTGTTGGCTAATCACTATTCATTTTATTTAAAAGCCCACTACTATCATTGGAATGTCACTGGTCCAAACTTTCCACAATATCATGAATTTCTAGAAAACATCTATACAGAAGTGTATGGTGTAGTTGATAAGATTGCTGAAGAAATTCGTGCAATGGGTGGATATGCTCCAGGAAGTTTCCAACGATTCATTCAGCTATCCCAAATTCAAGGCGACGATTCCATTCCAGATGCAGAAGAGATGCTAAGAAGATTACTTAACGATATTGATACCATGTATGCAATAATCGATAGAGTTTATAATTTAGCAGAACAGAATGGTCAACATGGTCTTAGCAATTTTGTGGCAGAGCGTCAAGACGCATTTAAGAAACATGCTTGGATGATTAGATCAACTGTACGTTGATTTACCGGCAATATTCTATATTTTGTATTTTAAATTGACTTAATCTATATAAATAAAAATGTCAGCGCGTTGCTGACATTTTTCAATTAGTTGTGCCTTTTTAGGACAACAAAATTAAACTCGCTTATTTAAGGAGAACTACTATGACACATTTGTCCCTTCAACATCGCTCGCCCTTTGAAATGTTTAAAGACTTCGACAAGTTTTATGTCGGATTCGATGATCAGTATAATCGTTTAGCAAAAATGCATGACGATATTACAAAAAATGTACCAAACTATCCTCCATACAATATCAAAAAGACAGGTGAGAATACCTATCTTATTGAAATTGCTGTTGCTGGTTTCGGAACGCAAGATATTGAAATTGAACTAAATGACGGGAAACTAATTGTTAGTGGAAATTCAAAGTCAGATGAATCTGATGGTTTCTTGTTTAAAGGTATTGCCAATCGCGCATTCTCTCGCACATTTGCACTCAATGATCAGATTGAGGTAAAGAATGCAGAGATGTTTAATGGCATGTTGAAAGTGTTTTTGGAAAGAATTATTCCAGAACACCGCAAACCAAAGAAAATTGCTGTCAATGATTCTGCTTCAAAGTCTAATTCGAAACAGTATCTAACGGAGAATAGCAATCATGGTTTATAATACAATCAAAAAAGTCTTTTGTTCAATCTTTGAAGGAATTGAAACCAGTCAAAGATATCGCGCAAAAGGCTTTGTAGATTTTTATCTATCACAATCAGTAGATCATGCAGATCTTGAATGTAGAACTAAACAGCTAAAAGCTAAAGGTCTACTCTAAAATATTTGTGAAGTGATGGATTAATCGTGGGGGCTTAATTGCCCCCATTTAATTTTGGAGATTAAAATGGCAAATTTGAGAATTTTGAAACTAACAACCAGTGAAGAGGTTGTTGGTGATATTATCGCAAGTGATAATGATCAGATCGTAAGAATGGAAAATCCCTGCTTGCTAGGATTGACATACACTCAAAGTGGTAAAGCTGGATTGAATATGATGCCCATGCTAATGTTCTCTGAGCAGAAGGTTGTGGAATTTAACCTTAGCCACATTATCTACAATGTGTCGGTTGCACCAGAGATCAAAAACAAGTATAATGAAATCTACGGTGCAGGAATCGTTGTTCCTCCGAAATCATCTATTCTTATTTAATGAAATTCTACACAAACTTTTCGCGATATGGCAATCAGATTCTAGTTCGTGGCTACAACAACGGCAAACGACACATAGACAAAATAAATTATGATCCCACTCTATACATACCATCAAAAGAAAAGACGGAGTTCAAAACTATGTCTGGTGAATTCGTTTCGCCAGTTCGCCAGGGATCAATGTCAAATGCAAATGAGTTCATCAAAAGATATGAGGATGTAGACAACTATTCTATCTACGGATTGACAAACTATCAATATGTTTATGCGAATGAAGTATATCCTGGTAAAGTAGACTACGACATTTCTCTAATTCGAATTGCTAACATTGACATTGAGGTTGGCTCAGAGAATGGATTTCCTGAGCCAGCTTCTGCGTCTGAACCAATCACAGCAATCACATTTAAGATTGATGGAATGTTTTATGTTTTTGGTTGTGATGAATTCAATAATGATCGCAATGACGTAACGTATACACAATGCCGTGACGAAAACCAGTTAATCATGTTTTTTCTAGAAAAATGGGAAGAGACTTCGCCAGACATTGTGACTGGTTGGAATATTAAATATTTTGATATTCCGTATCTTGTTAGTCGAATTAATCGATTGATGGGAGAGAATACAGCTAAACGATTGTCGCCTTGGAGAAGGGTTAACGAAAAAAATTCAACTTATTCAAAGCAAGATGGAATTTCATGGAAATCTTTTGTCAATTATGAATTAGTTGGAATTTCTACGCTAGACTATCTTGAACTTTATAAGAAGTTTACATATGCCCAGCATGAAAGTTTTTCTCTCAATCATATCTCATTCGTTGAACTAGGAGAAAAGAAACTAGATTATTCTGAAGTGGAAAGTCTGCATCAATTGTATCGAACCAACTTTCAAAAGTTTATTGAGTATAACATTCGTGACGTTGAATTGGTTGATCGCATTGATGCTAAGATGAAATTGATTGACATGGCTCTTGCACTTGCATACGATGCAAAGGTTAATTATGAAGATGTATTCTCTCAAGTTCGCATGTGGGATGTTCTCATTCATAATGAATTGATTGATCGTGGTGTAGTTGTTCCGCAAAAAGTTAAGACAATCAAAAGTGAACAGTATGCTGGTGCATATGTTAAAGATCCTATCGTAGGTATGCACCAGTGGGTTGTTTCTTTTGACTTGAATTCTCTTTATCCACATCTGATCATGCAGTATAATATTTCTCCCGAGACTATTGTTCCAGGCATAAAGGCAAATATTTCTATTGATGATTTATTGAACAAAGAATATCAAGCATCAAGCGAATATTGTATGGCTGCAAATGGTCATTACTTCAAACGTGACAAGCAAGGCTTTCTGCCTGCAATGATGCAGCGCATGTATGATGATCGTTCGATGTATAAAAAGAAGATGATTGAAGCGCAGAAAGAACTCGAACGAATCGATTTGGAACTAAAATCTAGAAATTTATAAATAATACTCATTATCTAATGCACTACTAAGGAGTGTAAAATGTATTATTTAGTTTATAAAACAACAAACATCATAAATGGGAAATTTTATATTGGAGCACATAGAACTAAAAATATAAATGACTCTTATCTCGGCTCTGGTATTGCTTTGAAAAAAGCCATAGAAAAATATGGAATAGAGAATTTTATTAAAGAAATACTTTATTTGGCAAATACTGAAACTGATATGTTTGATATGGAAAAACAATTAATATCAGAAAATATTGGAGAAAATTGTTATAATATGATGCCTGGTGGAAGGGGTGGATTTGATCATATAAACTCTACAGATATGCATAAAGGGGAAAATAATTGTATGCATAATCTTTTAGTAAAAAATAAAGTAGTAAGTTCTATGAAAATTACTAGACAAAAAAATAAAGAAAAATATGATGAAATATCAAGAAAAAATTTAAAAAAGGCAGTAGAAAAAAATACTGGAGTTAAAAAGCCAGAACATTCAAAGTTTATGAGTGAATGGAATAAAGAAAATTGGAAAAAAAATAAAGAAAAAATAAGAGATTCTTTATCCTCTTTTTTTGAGTTGACATCTCCCGATGGAGTAGTGTATACTACTAATAGATTGAAAGAATTTTGTAAGGAGAACGAACTAACATATACTTCAGTATGGAAAACTAGTCTCACAAAAAAACCAGTAAAGAAGGGAAAATCAAAAGGTTGGATATGCAAAAAGATTTAAAACAACTTACTACGGAGAACCTTCGGGCGTATCGTATGCAAGTTGAGCAGCACATTTCTAAATACAAGAATCTTCAGCTTGCAAAGAAAGTGCAACTCAATTCGGCATACGGTGCGCTCGGATAGTTTGGCAATGAATGGTTTCGATTCTTCGACATTCGCCAAGCAGAAGCCATCACACTATCTGGGCAATTGAGTATTCGTTGGATTGAAGACAAGCTAAACGGCTTCTTCAATAAACTATTAAAGACGAAGAGTGTGGATTATGTCATTGCCTCGGATACGGATTCTGTATACGTCAATCTTGGTCCGTTGGTACATATGGTCTACGGATCTAAGAATATTGAAAAAGAAAAAATTGTTGACTTTATCGACAAGGCTTGCACAGAGAAAATTGAACCGTTCA